AGTTGTAGTTGCCATTAGGTTAGTGCTCCAGTCGCGTTAGTCCAGATAAGTGTACCATTTACGCCAGTCCAAGCTAGTGAGGCTGGCAATACTGTTTCCCATTGGGTTGTTGAAAGTGAGAAATCTGTGGCTGAAATGTAGAGGGTTAAATCCACATAAGTTGGCGTAGCCCTCATAGTCATGTTTTCCACGAAGCCATCAAACTGACCGCCAAGCAGATTGCTTGGAAGGTTTAGGATAAGAACAGGCTCACCAAAAAAAACTGAGATTAATTCATCGCGCATTGAGTCAGGCATGTCTGGATTGTCCAGACGAAAGGTAATAGCTTCTAGTGAGCCTCTAGGGTTTTTGCGCAGATTAAGCTCTCTAGAGCCAATTTCGGTTATGTCTGTCAGGTTTTTAATGTTGGACTCAAAAGAACGCTCATAAAGCCCATAAGAGCTTATAGAATCCGAATCTGAGGTGCTGTAGGTTGAAGCGTAGCCTGTGTTGTATTTATAAATAAGGCTGTTCCGAATACGGGCTATCTGAGTTGTCGAGCGAATACTTTTTGGGGTTGCATAATAGGCGTCTAAATTGGTAAATCCGTTGTCTGCTAAGTATGTAGAGCGATGATTCGCATCATCGTAACAGACATTCCCATAACGATCTTCATACATCTGACCAAGGGCAGATGTGGCAATCTGATCGACTAGGGTCTGGCTCTTGACAGTAGGCTGTGCGGCTTGGCTAATCATGGTGTAGAAGCCTGTATCTACTGTGCCAATGTAAGACTCGGCATTCGCCCATGTTACATCTGCTGGATAAGTTGCCCATGTTGTTGTAGGTGTCACATCTGTCCATGGCAAAAATAAACATCCACCAAGGATTTCAGAGATTTGTGTGCCGTCTAAGCCTTCTGCTAAAACGGTGTTATAAACTGCTTTAGTCAGTTTAGCCAAAGAGCCAATGCCAAGGATTGTTCCTGTCGTGACATAACCAGATTCTTCAGGACTTCTAACCCCGATGTTGAAATCTGAAACTTGACCACCAAAGACAGTTATGTAAGTTCCAGACGAGTTTTTTAATTCTAAGGTGACAGGTTCAGTCACATTTATTGTGAATGGATCACCGGTTGTGTTAATAATCTCTACTTGGCAGTAACCTGCTGTGCATTGGCGATCGATGTCCAAGCGACCTGTTGCATACGAAACAGAAGTGACAGTTGTATAAACATCGTCACCTACTGTCACTCGCCATTCAGGAAGCCATGTCATTCGTAAGCCCCACCTCTTAGAGTTCCACGCTGAACTGCATCGATAAGGACTTGGTCAATAGCTTCTGCAATAGCGTTAGGGTCTCCGATGCCAGTGTTTATAGTTACGCTGTAATTGTATTCGCTGCCGTTAGGGTTAATTCCTGAGATCATACCTGTGTTTGGAGTAAACTCTTGTAAATTAGGTTGTATCTGTGTGATTACTCCACCAAGAGCCGCGACATTGGCATTGGTTTCTGCAATCGTAGTTGCTGGAGTCAATCCTTGAACAATGGCAGAAGGTATTTGAGAAACGATTTGAGTTTGAGCAAGCAACCCAAGCATCTGCTGGATCTTAGCAATAGCTGAATCTAAATTAGAAAGATTGACTAAATCTGCTGGTTTTAATGAATCCAATACAGATTTAATGCTTTCAAGTTTAACATTTTGATTAGTAAGAGTGCCTAAAATCTTAAGATCTTCGTTAAGTTTCTTAGTTGCCGAAATAATGGCTGCTTCATCCTTTGCGGCAATAGCATCTTCTAGGGCAAGGATTGACTTCTTAACATTTAGTCGAGCAGTATCGTTAGCAATCTGTAGCACCTGAGCGCTGCTAGTTGCCTTGCCTAGCTGTTCAGCCTGAGATGTAAGAGCTGCGGCGATCTGGATCTTGTCCATGTCAAAGACCTCGCCACCCTTGTTAAGGGCGACGTTAGCCTTGTCGATTGCAGCCTGTAGTTTCTTATCCTTTAGAATCTTAGCCTGTGCTGCTGCTTGCTCTTTTGTTAGCTTTGTGATCTGAGTCTGATTCTTTTTAGTGATGGCATCTGCTCGTTGAGTATCCTGTGAAGATACTGAAAGGGCAATGTTGCCCATGCCCTTAAAGGCGTTAGGGTCTTTAGCGAATAGGTCAAAGTCAAAGATCGACTTAGTAATCTTGATAAACTCGCCAGTCTCTCGGACAAAGTTAGCAATTGACTCTGCTGCTGCATCGATCTTAGTAATCAGGTCATCAACAGAAGATGAATTGGTAATAGTTACAAAGGCATCGACTAGACCCTTACCGATTGTCTCTTTAGCGTTGTTACCTGCAACAGTTAATCTGGCAAGCGCACCTGCATAAGTATCAGCGGCGGTTGCTGCTTGTCCAGCGAATAAGACATTGAGGCGTTCTTGAATAGTCGCAAAAGATGATGACTCTAGTTCTGCCTTAGATAGACCGACACCTAAGCGACCAAGTGCCTGAGTCTGCCCAAGGTAAGCCTTCTGCAAGCTCTGTGATACCTGTGTAAGGCTTTTGCCTGTTCCTGCTGAGATGTCAAGTGCTAAGCCAAGTAATTCCTGAGACTTGGTAACATCGCCTGTAGCACGAAGTAAGCGATCCATTGCAGGGCGTAGCTCATCATCCAGCACACCTGTCTGCATTTCAAGGCGAGAGATGAAGCCATTGACTGTGCCTACATTTGAGCCGTAAGCCAGACCAAGGTTCTTTAGTGTTTGACCTAGTGAAGCTGCTGCCTTCTCATCTTCAGCAAAAGCCTTAACAGATGACTTGGCATAAGAAATAAGTTTCTGTGCGCTATAAACAGCAAGTAAACTTTTAGCAAGGGTTTTAACTTGTTTGTTTAATTTGTCAGTTGATGTCTCTGCTTCTTTGAACGCCTTCTTGCCCTTGAACTCCGCGGCAATGTTAATGGCTACATTACTCATGCGGCTCTCCTGACATCTACTAGGGCTGTTCTACGATTGAACTTAGCCGTGGTGTTTTCAATAGACTTAAAGACTGCTGCATTGGCTCGACCCTGAGTCTTATCCCATGCTCTAAAGATTAAGCGACCCATCATGCGATGATCACCTCTGCGATTTGAGCCGTAAAGCTGACCAAGGTTAGAAATGAATTGATTGCCAGCATAAGGGTTATTTGAACGAGAAACACCTTTGGATGCTCCGCTACCTTTCGGACCAACCCAATCCTGACCCTGACCATTCTTACGCCCAGCAGTCTCATAGATCGCGCCGATCATAGACTTATTCTGGATGCGAATAGTATTGACGAATCCTGCTGCATTAGGCTTGGAAGGTGATGTCTTATAGATAATGCCCTTACGAATCTCCAAAGCATCATACTTAGGAAACCTTGCACCTCTAGATGTTTCGCGCTTACGCCATCCTGACATAGGTGAAGAGATAGGCACATAGGATCTAGCCTCATTGACGACAGGTTTTAAGATGCCGCCTAATTCTTTTGTTAATTCTTTTGCTAAATCTGGAGCATAGTTTCTCAAGGCTTTACGAAGATCGACCGCGCCTACGACTTCTGTTGGCATCGCTGATCTCCTTCGCTTCATCCTTGAGCCCTTGCACAAGTGCATCGAGCATTGTCTTATCTAAATCTAGTAATGCTTGTGGCGGAATCCCTAACCTAATGCTTAGCCTAGCAATTAGGTAGGTGAATGGGAGATCCCGCTTTAAGCTAAAGGGTCTGAATCAAGCACCTCGACACTTTTCAGCGTCTCAATGAAATCCATCCCGAAAGGCTTAACAGACTCACCTGACCTGCGACTTACTTCCCATGCTAACCAATAGACATCGCTTTGCTTTTCTTCATCGCGAAACGCCTTATGGAAGCCCTTTTTAGCGTACTGCTCGAACGCATACTCCACTGCTGGAGTGATCTCGCCTTCTAGTACGCTTCCATCTTGTCGAACTATCTTTAGTTTTGCCATGGTTTGCCCCTTTGTTTAGTTTCTTATGAAGTTGCTACTGCGATTGTGCCGTTTACATTCCAAGTTACTGACTGTGTGCTTAGGTCTGCAACTGAACCGTTAATGTCGGTTGTGTTGTTTACTAAGCATGTCATTGTGTAGCTTGGGTTAGTAGCTGACACTGCTGCGCTTGTCTGCTTGATGACTACTGGAACAGATGTTCCCCATGCAGCCTGTAGAGTCTGAAGGACTTCACCTGTTGCTGTGTCATTTAGGAAATCAATTGTGATTGATGATGCTTCTAGACCCTTAACGAACTTGTGACCTGAGTCACCCATCGCTGTTACTTCTAGCTCATCGAATGTGCGGTTGATAGTAATGCTTGTTACATGGTCGCTTAGATCGACTGAGTTCACAGTGACCGAAACTCCGTTGTTTAGAAATACAGCCATGGATTATTCCTCGTCTTTCTTAGTTACTGGCTTAGGTGTTGGTGCTTCTTTAACCTGTCCGATCTTGATCAGAAAGGCTTCGTTCTCTTTTTCCCAATCGGACATGATTAACTCCAACTCGTTAGGATACTTACGGACATCTCAGAGGACAACAGTTCACCTGATGCCACATTGAGAATACTTGGTGCGCTTACCGCGCTTACATTATAGACCAGAGATGATGCCGCTAGCTTAGCGAACACACCTACGACAGTATCTTCAATGCCGTTAAGGTTTCCCTCATTGTCAAAGAGTGGAACTGTCATGATGATCTTAAAGTTAGCCATCGGGCTAATAGAGATTTGGCTGTTGTTGTTAGGTGTTAAGTAAGGATCATCTGGAGCAACAATCACAGAATTAGCAAGGACTGTTGCGGGTGGAAATGCGAAGGTCTGCCACTTGGAATTATCCACAAGTGCTGTTGCAAGTGTCGTGCGAAGGGTAGTTATAGGTGCGGTCATTACCCCACCATAGAGTTAGGGCTCAGCGCGTGAGCGATCAATCCTCTGACCTTAGCGAGTAGCTGTGCGCTCATTCGATAAGGTGAGGGCTGGAAATCGACTGCGTTACTGCCTGAAAGGGTGGCTGTACGCGCTTGCCAGATTTCAACAGATATCATTAAAGCTGCTTGCTGGACTGCTGTGTCTGTTGTCCAGTCTGTGTAAGTTTCCCCAGTTACTGTGCCATAAGGCTCGATAGGGTGTTTCTCTGTTGCAGTTGTGTGAGTTGTTGCCATGCTGATGGAATAAGTATCTACGGCTGTGATTGTCTTTGATCCTGCGAACTTTGTGCCAGAGTTG